GACCATCTGATCCTTTAAATAGAAATGTCAGAGAAGCAGTTATGAATGACCCTACCTTTCGTACGTTTGTTGAGGGTTTACCTGAGTATAGACGAGGACCTGAATCACGTAACGATAATATAAGAGAATTTCTATTTCTTTCAGATGCAAGAAGAAATGAATTGATAGATCAAACTGTTGGAGCACAAAGAGCAATTACTGGGTCAGTAAAACAAACTCCACTTATGACTGAACAAAGCGTCAAAAAAATAGAAGGAGACTTTGAAGCATCTAAAATAAAAAATAATAAATCTCTTGTAGTGCAGGCTGAACCTTTAAGTTTTGGAAAAACTAAAAGGCAATCACAAGCTAATGCACGTTCTGTACAAAGTTTTATAGGTTCTCCTGCATGGGATTATGTCAAAGCAAAAGGTAATGAATTTGCTACACCTAAAGAATGGATGGGCTTCATGAAAGGATCTCTGTCTAAGGGTGTAAAAGCAGAGGAATTAGATGATGCTGGCTTAATTTTATTTGATGACAAAAGAAACCCAATTGGAGGAGATTTATTCAAATTAAATAAATCAGACCCTAAATTAAAAATACCAAAGTCAGATGTGTTAGCTGTATTAGAAACAAACCCAACTTATAAACTACAAGTTAAAAATTATTCATACCCAATAACTAAAGAAGATCTAGATAAAACAAAAAATTTTGAGTTATTTGCGAAGGATGGAGAAAGAATAATTACAAATGTAATTTTAGATACACCTGTTGCCCAAAGAAACGCCCTTAGAAGATTAGTCAAAGATATTGAGCAAGACGTAAATTCTTTAAATAGCATTAATCAAAAATATTCAGCTTCAGTAAAACAAGTCAATGGATTAACTTCTACAAAACAAGAATTGATAAATTTACAAGCTTCAGGTAAACTAAGCACTAATGACAGATTGATAATTAATAATTTAGTTAAAGAATACGACACGCTTTCTGATGTGGCTTCTAAAGGTTTATTAAAAACAAATTTACCAAGACATAAAAATGTTTTTAACGATGGCGGTTTTAATTATCAAGAAAAAGTAATTTATTTGGATGAATCAATACCAGGTAACGAATCTGCCAAAAAAGTTTATCCATCACATTTCAACGACCCGAACCCTATTGCACACGCAAGATATGATCAAAGGGGTGTTGATACATACGGGGATACTTTTTACATTGGAGAAATACAATCCGATCCACATCAAAGTATAGCTAAAAAATTATCAAAATATGAGGGTAATGAACCTTTGATCAGAAATAATCCTTTTGGTAATAAAATATTTAATAATAAAACAAAGAGGGAAATACAAGGGAAAATTGATGCTATAAATGATCTAACAAAAAAAGCAAATGAAAGACCTTTGTCACCTCCAGAATTTGATGAGTTAAAAAAATTACAGAAAGAAAGAAAAATATTAGAAAAAAATTTTCAAGTTAGACCCTCTTTAATTGATGCTAGAGAATATCAAATGACTTATAGAGATAGGCCAGGTAAAACCTATGATTATTTTCCTCTAGGAAAAGAAAGCACTTGGGTAAAGGCAACTTTAAAAGGTGTAATTGATGATGCTCAAAAACAAGGTGTTCGATATGTTGCAATTGGCGGGGCAGATAACTACAACTTTAGTGCAGCGGGATTCAAAAAAAAGATAGAACAATTTTATGGATTAAGTGGTGATGCTCTAGGAACTTATCGTAAGGTTCCGGGTAGTAGCAAGAGATTAGTAGATGGAAAAAATATCGGCAAGTATAGGAATTGGGATACAGGTGAAATTGAGGGCACTGCTGTAATTCCTAAAGCCATGCAAGATATTGCAAAAGAAATAGGTGCAAAAGTCGTTGTTAGAAAAGTAATGAAAACTGATATAACAAAACCTTATAAAGTAACTGACGCGGACGGAAAAATTGTTGATTCTTTTAAAACAAAAGCAGATAGAGATCAATTTTTAAAAACAGATACAGATAATTTTTATAAACCATTAGATTTAGATGACCCTAGTAATTATAACGTAAGTGTGGTATTAGATTTAGCAGGCTCTAAAAAGGGCAAAATGAAGGCATACAAACTTGGAGGATTGGTGCAAGTAAAACGTGAATATTTTGCACCATTATTTTAATGATTGATAAAGCTATACAAAATTTGACTAAACAACCAAATCCAGCTGCACAAGTTCAAGATGAAGTTTCAAGACCAAACCAAGTAGCTGGTGGTATAGATAAGTTTAAAAAAGATAAAGGTATAAATCTTAAAAAAGGTGGTATTGTTTGCCGTGGACAAGGTATGGCAAAAAATAAAAAAATAACTAAGATGTATTAAAATGATTGTTAGAAAGAAATTAGCAGGTGGACTATTACAAACAGGAAAAGTAATAAGAGCAGCTGTGAATAACCCTGGTTTTAAAAGACTAGGTAAAAATATTCAACGAACTTTAAAAGAGGCTTTAGAGGATCAAAATTTAGCTAAGAGTGCAACCAAATATGAAAAAGCGGGAGCTTTACTAAAGGCTTTAAAAAATTTTAGAAAAGAAAAATTTTTCACAAAATCACAAAAAGACTCAGCAGGTAAAGCTATTTCAGAATTAAAGAAATATCAAAAACAAAAAAGAACTGAAGCAGTTGAATATATGAGATCAAAAAGTGCAACTAAAAACTTTAAGGGTGGATTAATTAGAAAGCCAAAATTAGCTAAACGAGGATTTTAATGTCGAGTGAAGATTTAGAAATAATTGATACTACGACTGGAAACAATCCAGAGCAAGTAGACACAGTTTTAGATGAAGATGATAATGTTATTGCAGGTGAAGAAATTTTAATTCAACGAGAACAATCTTTTTTTTCAAATTTAGCGGAAACTTTAGATGAATCTATTCTATCTAGAATAGGTAGCGAACTAGTTTCTAATTATGAAGATGATAAACGTTCAAGACAACAATGGGTAGATTCTTATGTTAAAGGTTTAGATTTATTAGGTTTTAAATATGAATCACCAGCTCGTCCTTTTTTAGGGGCTGCGGGAGTCACTCATCCTTTATTAGCTGAATCAGCTACACAATTTCAAGCACAAGCAATCAAAGAATTATTACCAGCAGGAGGTCCTGTTAGAACAGAAGTTATAGGAGCTCAAACTGATGAAAAAATAGATCAAGCAGGTCGCGTAAAAGATTACATGAATTATATGATTACATCAGTTATGAAAGAATATACACCAGAGATGGACCAGATGTTATTTTTACTTCCTCTGACTGGTTCTTCATTTAAAAAAGTTTATTACGATCCTGTGGCTGGAAGGGCTTGTGCAAAATTTATCAAAGCAGAAGATTTAGTGGTTCCTTATAATGCTACAGATTTATCAGACGCATTAAGGATTTCTCAAGTATTACAAATGTCGGAAAACGATTTAAGAAAATTACAAGTTAGTGGTTTTTATAGAGATATAGATTTGCCTAGACCAAGTTATAAAACAGACAAAGTTCAAGATAAGATGAATGAAATCGAGGGTGTTACATCTACAGATAATAGACAAGCTAATGCTTTGTACAATTTAATAGAAGTTCATACTAATTTAGATATACCAGGTTATGAAGATCCTAATGGTATAAAAGTTCCTTATATTGTAACAATAGACGAGGATTCTAGAAAAGTATTGTCCATATACAGAAATTTTGAAGAAAACGATCCTCTAAGAAAAAGAAAAGATTTTTTTGTACATTACAAATTTTTACCTGGTTTTGGTTTTTATGGTAATGGTTTAATTCACACTATCGGTGGTCTATCAAGAACTGCTACTACAGCTTTAAGACAATTATTAGATGCAGGCACGCTGTCAAATTTACCAGCAGGTTTCAAATCCAGAGGTTTAAGAATAAGAGATGATTCTGAACCATTACAACCAGGTGAATTCAGAGATGTAGATGCACCAGGTGGTAATATAAAAGATCAATTTCAATTCTTACCTTTTAAGGGACCAGACCCAACTCTTTATCAGCTTTTACAATTTTGTGTAGATTCTGGAAGAAGATTTGCATCTGTAGCAGATATGAAAATGGCGGACATGAATACACAAGCTCCTGTGGGAACTACAATGGCGGTTCTTGAACGGGGGTCCAAAGTCATGTCAGCGATTCATAAAAGATGTTATTACTCCATGGGTGAAGAATTTAAAATGTTAGCTGGAGTGATTTCGCAATCTTTACCTGCTGAGTATCCATATGACGTAGTTGGTGCGAGTAGATTGATTAAACAAACTGATTTTGATGACCGAGTAGATATATTACCAGTCGCTGATCCTGATATTTATTCAATGACACAACGAATTCAAATAGCACAAGCATCACTTACACTAGCACAATCTAATCCACAAATGCATGACATTCATGAAGCGTACAAAAGAATGTACCAAGCGTTAGGAGTTAAAAATATAAATGGTATTTTAAAACCACCGCCAGGTCCTCCAAGACCTTTAGACCCTGCAACTGAAAATACAGGAGCTTTGCAATTAGTGATTCCAAAAGCTTTTCCGCAACAGGATCATAACGCGCACATTGCAGCTCACATGTCTTTCATGACATCTCGTATGGTTCAAATAAATCCGCAAATTTATGCGATTTTGCAAGGTCATTTAATGGAACACGTATCATTACAAGTCAAACAAGAGGTACTAGCTATGTTTCAACAGAACCAAAGCATGGCACAACTCCAACAAACAAATGAAGAAGCGTTTTCAATAGAGTTTGAAGCTGAAGTTGCACGAAGAATTGCTCAAAAAGTACAAGAATTAGTGACAATGGAGCAACAATTCCAGTCTCAACAGAATCAAGACCCACTTTTAGCACTAAAAACTCGTGAATTAGACCTTAGAGCGATGGATATTCAACGAAAAGCACAAGAAGAGGCAGCAAAAATGGAGTTTGAGGCTAATAAATTCTCTGCACAACAAACTTTAGGTGAGGATAAATTGAATTTGAACGAAGAATTAGGTAAAAAGAGGTTAGAACTACAAGAAGAAAAATTAAACCAGGAGAAAAGTGATGCCAGGGATTCCTAAACCAAAAAAACCAGATCCAAATAAACAATTTAAAGATTATAAAAAATTTAGAAAAAAACTCCAAGAATATGGGCAAGATAAAAGGCTAAAAGAAGATATGAAAAATGAGATAAAACATTTAAAAGAAAAATTTGAGGGTATTCCGGTAAAATCTGGAGGCATAATAGGTAAAAAATCAGGACCACCACCAAAAAGTGGGCCAACACCTCATGGTATGAAGCGTGGAGGTATTGCAACTGGTTGTGGTAAAGTCATGGGAGATAGAAGAAAAGTTACAAAATATTACTAATGAGAAAAAAAGTAAAAAAAGTTATTAAGGGTTTAGAAAAAGCATCTAAGACACATGCTAAACAAGCTAAAATTTTAAAAAGTGGTTTGAAAGTCTTTAAAGCTCGTGGCGGTAGAGATATGGGCGCGGGTTCGTCTGGTATGGGAGCAGGTAAAACTGGTGGTTTTGGAGGTTCTGGTGCTAGAGATACAGGAGATTTAGGTTCAGAAGCAGCAAACGTTGCAGCTAACGTATCAGCTTCGTCTCACGGAGGAAGAAATGGTGGTAATGGTGGATCTTCATCATCACCAAAATCATCACCAAAAATTACTCCTAGAAAAGGTCCTGTTCAAGTCCCTAATATCGGATTAACAGCTATGGCTTTTAATAAAATTTCAAAAGATCTTTACAATCAAAAAAATTTAAAAGAACAAAGAAAAATTGATGCGTTGGGTGGTGAAATGCTAACTCAAAAAAGAAGAACACCGATCGAAATACAAAGAGGAGATGGTAATAATGAACCTTCACCAATACAAAAACCTACTTTGATGGTGAAAACTCCAAAAATCCCTTTACCTCTTCAAAAAGTTCAACCTAAAAGATTTGAATTTAATTATCAGCAAGGTGGATTAGTTAGAGGAGCAGGAAAAATCTTGAAAGATAAAAAAAGAAAGGTTAGAATATTCTAATGTGGTTTCAAGCAATTAAATTAGCGGTATCTGCGGGTAGTAAGATATACGCTAACAAGCAAAAAACAAAAATGGCTATGTCAGAAGCACAGCTCTTACATGCTGATCGTATGGCTCGAGGTGAGGAACAATACCAAGGCAAATTGTTAGAGGCTCGTCAATCAGACTGGAAAGACGAGGCAGTTTTAATAATTCTTAGTTTGCCCGTAGCTATTTTAGCTTGGGCAGTCGTATCTGACGATCCAACTGCGATGGACAAGGTAAAATTATTTTTCGAAATGTTCTCGCAGCTACCTTCCTGGTTTACAAATTTGTGGATTTTGGTCGTAGCATCGATATACGGCATAAAGGGGACACAAATCTTTCGTAACGGAAAGAAATAGTGGATTACGCTACAATTAAATATATTCAACAAAAAATTCTTAAACCCAAGATCGAGAGTTATACAGAAAAGGTTATAATTGGAGTTGACAACTTCGAAGAGTATAAATATATTACAGGACAAATCAGGTCTTTAAAAGATCTGCAG